GATGAATGGGTCAATATTGTAGTCAACGACATTAAATGTTCTTTGTTTTTATCATCCAATACATTAGTGGCGTATCCAGATGGAAATTGAATAACGGCCAGACCGTTATCAGATAGCAAAGCACGGCATGAGTCCCAGACAGACGCTAGGTCAGCATACTTTGACTTAAAAAATGGATTGGCATTGTCTTTCTTGGCAAAAGTTAATTGGCCCTGCACCTTAGATAAGGCCGCAGACAATTCTTTAATTGATTCACTTTTAAGCATTTTTACCCCCAAATATATTTCCGAACTCGTTAAATAAACCAGACATAACATTGTTGCGCTGGCGTTTAGGTTTGCCACAAGCAGCACGAATACAATCGACCTGCGCTTGAGTAGGCCAGCCGCACTCCATTGCCTCTAATGCCTCTTCTAAAAACTCTTCATGCTCCAACATTAATTGATGTAAGTCATCCATAAAATCCCCCAAAAAGTTAACGCTCACGGTGAGCAATTACATAGTAAAGCATAGTTTATAAAATTGCAAGCGTGTTGTAAAAATAAGACTTAGCTGGTAAACTTACCTTACTATGAATAAATTACAACTCAATCCAGCACAAATTATTGACCTACTTGGCGGTGCAAAAAAAGTCGCCAAGCTATGCTCTATCAGTATTCAAGCAGTATGCCAATGGAAAGAAAAAGACATTCCTACAGATAAGCTCATGTTGTTAGCAGCATTGCTAGAGAAAGAAAGCCACGGGTTAATTTCTAGAAAAGACTTATTTCCAGTAGCATATGAATGGATTTGGCCAGAATTAGCAGACAAATAATTTTGTGTATAATAACTATGCAATTCGCCATTGCATAAGAAGTACACTATGCCTAGAACCATACAGACCCTTTACGGGTGTCTTTTGGGTTTTTGAAATATATCTAGGCGTATTTCAAAAGCTGGCGAACAAAGGATACCCCTAAAGGGTTTTTCTATTGCCGTACTCCATACGATATTAAGGGCCTGACTGGGCTGCGTGGAAGAAAACACAGGCGGATTCCTCACCCGATTGCCAGCCTACTAGCCTTAAATGGGGACTAGATAAGACGGAATAGACAACGGTGATAGACAACTATTCCATCGAGCGAACATTAACTCAGGTAGGACTGGGACTTATAGTCTGGGTCAGGTAGATTAAGCTAGAGGAAAGACTATGCTTATCACCCTTGGGAAACTATTGTAAAGAATTTGTAAGTTATTGTAAAAAAACAACAGATAAAAAATATATTTAAAAAGTTGTTGACATCTATTCAAGCTGGCTTTACTATGAAGATTCATACACGAATACGGAAAGGAATTAAAATGAAATTTGTAATCAACAATAAAAGAAATGGCGAGCAGTTTAATTACCGTGCAAACCAGTGGACTCATTTTGAATCAGAAGCATGGGACATTTGGCGTTGGGTTCTGCATCACCCAGACCAAGAAAAAGATTATGAATTTGTTGTTGATGGAAAAGTAGTCAGTTTGGCGCAGGCCCAGCAAGCAGCTCAAAAAGCACGCAAAGCATGGGAAGACAAAAGAGCCGTAACTCACAAGCAAATTACAAGACGCAAACAAGGAACTCAAGGCAATTTCAAGAATAACTTTGAAACTGTCTGGGTAAAAATTTGGTAATTCTAGGGGGAATTATGAAACTAGCAATCGCACTATTAATCGCATCAACCAGCGTATCAGCTCAGACTACCTACATCACAAATACTTTGGGCCAACCTGTAGGTTCTATGCAAACAATTGGCAATACTACCTATATCACTAATGTCATGGGAGCAGTAGTATCACAAGCTCAGACTGTAGGAAATACAACTTACATCACCAATACATTAAATCAGCCTGTAGCACAGGTACAGAAAGAACAAAATGCACCCCGTAATAGTAAATAGTGGAGCGAGCATAATGCCAACAAAAACCGAACTAATGTACCGTGAATTGCTTGAGCAGCAAGGTATTGTATTGCGTCAAAACGAATACCTAAAAGCAATTATTCGCCAACTATCATCTGACCTGCATATTGCTGAAGATGAATGTAAAGCATTAAGAGGTGAGCTAAGTGTTTGATGAATTCTGGGCTTTATATCCACGCAAGATAGCCAAAGCAGTAGCACGCAAGGCATGGTCCAGATTAAACCAACAGCAGCAGCTAGATGCAGCCAAGGCAATCCAGACCCATATAGAGTATTGGGCATCAAAAGAAACTGAGTTAGAATTTATCCCCCATCCAGCCACTTGGATTAATCAGGAAAGATGGGAAGATGAACTCGTAATCGAGCCTAAAAAGCAAAAGATGGATAAGACTTGGATGATGACCAATGAAGGCATTGAAAGAAAAGCTGCAGAGTTGGGCGTATTGGGTACGGGGTATGACACTTATCAGACCCTTAAAACTAAATGCTTGAACAAGCTAGGCATGAGTGTGCAGTAAGGCAGTTAATTATTTGGCGTAAACAATGGGGCGTGCAGAAGTTTAGGAAGTATCTGCAAGACAGCAACTTTTCGCAAAAAGTAATTGACGATTTTATAACGCAGTTTAAATTGGGGAATACAGGTGAGCGTGGACAATGGATACAATCTTGAGGCCCTAACCGATAACAGGGTCGCCAAGGCGCTAATAGAGTTAAGTAGTACCGATGAGGCCCATGCTGCTCTGGCAGGCGAAGTGAAGTACCGTGACGCTAAATTAAAGCAGGCCGAGGCCCATGCTTATTTAAAAGCAGACGGCACAATAGCAGAGCGCCAAGCCAAAGCAATTATTAGCCAAGAGTACGATGATGCGCTAAATGAGCAATTAAAAGCATTTGTAGAATTTAAGACGCTGGACAATCAGCGCAACCACGAAATCCGTATCACGGAAATCTGGCAGACATTATCAGCAAACCGCAGAAAGGGAAATTTATGAAAGATTGGTCAGAAGTTTTATTAGAAATGAAGTCGCAGGAGCGCAGCTTAATGGAAGCGTTGTTAAAAAACAACAAAGATAAAGCGCACGAAATCTGCTGCAGACTTACAGATACCGTTCAAAGTCTTGAGGATATTGTCGCCACCCTATGAAGTTAATGCGCAATATGTTTGCCACGCACACGGATTATGCTGATTTAAAAGGTGTAATTCCTAGCAATCCATCATTTGTGCCCAGCAATGTAGATGGAATATGCGAGCGCAAAGGCAAATTTTTGATAATGGAATGGAAACGGCCAAACGAAAAAGTTAGCATGGGCCAACAAATTCTATTAAAAGCATTGGCTGCCAAAGATGATTTTATGGTCGTCATCATCTACGGCAACACGGATAACAGTATGGTTATTGACAAATATTGGCTGCTACAGAAAGACGGTACGCCAATGCACCACGGCACGGGGGTAGAAATGTTTAAGCAGTTTTACAGACAATGGTATGAATTGGCCGATGGCAACTAAAGATGAGAAAGAACACTACAGGAAAGTTGCTGAATTGGGATGCTCACTTTGCAGGCATCAAGGCAATGCGGGGACTCCAGCGGAATTGCATCATATTAGGCGAGCTGGAAAGAGAAGTAATGCCCCAGTTATCCCGCTTTGCCCATACCACCATAGAGGAAGCAATACCAGTATTCACGGAATGGGCCGAAAAAGATTTGAAAGAGAATATGGCATTACAGAAGATGAACTACTTAAGCAAACAATGGAGTTGATATGAACAATGAACCAGCAGCATGGATTGCTAAAACATATTACCCAAATGGATTGTTTGAGGATGATTTAGTTTGGTCAAAGGTTGATGAAAACTCTATTCCACTCTATACCCAAGACCAGCTTGAAGAAGCTAGAAAACTAGGTATGCGACAAGAACGAGCATTGTGGAATTAGCTGAATCAACACAAGAAATTATGGATACCCATCCAGCAAACCCATACCAATCAATTACTGATACAAAGATAGAGCCGACAGTAGTTAGTTATACCCATCCAGTAAAAGAACACTTTGAAGATGAGCCACAAGCAGAAGAATTGCATGAAATTATGCAGAGCAACGCAGAACTAACGCCATGTGAAGAATTGCGTGCATTTCAAGAACAGCATAATGGAGTGTTTAGCGACCACAATGCTTGCTGTTATCGCCATGAGTGCCGCATAGTTTGGAATGACTGGGAAAAATTAAGAAGTAATCCAGCAGAACTAACAGATGAGGATTTAGATAAGTTAATTAAAGATGCCGAACAAGCTGGTTATATGGAAATGTATATTGTTGGGCTAATTGATGGGTTTAATAGGGCTAGAGCAATACTAAGAAAGGCACAAGAAAGATGAAGTTATTTGAAATTTTAGAATTTATTGCTCAAATCTGTATTGTTCTTGGGTTTATGTATGTGCTTTGGCTTTATGCGGTTGCCATCAAGTTTGCAGAACAACAGTATTTTGGTTATTAGATAAGGCACAAGAGAAATGAAAACTGTAAAGATAGAAAAGATTTATCAGTTAAATATTTGGGTGGAAAGGGATTTTTGCGGTTCAAACCACATAATGATGCAACATGAAGGATTTGGCAAACCATTTTGCTATGGGTCTTTGCACTACTCTTATGCTTATACATCCAATTCAACAATTCATACCATGACCGAAAAGTTTATGGAATTGATTGGCGTTGAAGCAAAAGATATTGTTTGGAAATCAAGGGGATTTGAACCACTTAAATGGTGGATGAAAGCAATCATGCCTATATTTAATATTTACTGGAAATTCAAATTAGGTCGATTAAGAAAGGCACAAGAGAAATGAATGAGCCAATGACATTAAGAGAAATAGCCGCAATTGAAGGCGTAAGCCATCAAGCAGTAGCAGAAATATTAGAAAGAGCGTTGTATAAAATAAAAAAAGCGCTGGAAAAGAAAGGCATAAAAGCAGAGGACTTGTTATGAATGACCCAGTAAACCACCCAAAACACTATACAGACCACCCGTCTGGCATCGAATGTATCCAGATTACAGAGCATATGGGATTTAATCTTGGCAATGCTTTAAAGTACATCTGGCGTTGCGACCTAAAGCAAGATTCTATAGAAGACCTGCGTAAAGCAAAATGGTATCTGGAGCGAGAAATCGCCAAAAGACTGAAATGAGTTTTACTATCTACACGCATGATGGCATGAAGGTTATTCAATGGTTCTTTAATATGTATGACCTTATTAAATCAATGTTAAATAATCCCAAAGACTCTTACCATCGGAATTAAAATGCTTAAATGGACTGGTACTGTTTTATGTTTGCTAGGAATATTGCTTACTAGCCTAAATATTTATCCGCTAAATATCTTTATTGGATTTGTTGGGTCAGGAATTTGGGCCTACGCAGGGTATGAGCAGGATGACTTTGCCCTGTTTACGGTAGAAATTGTTGCTGTTGCTTTATATCTTGCAGGAATAGTGTTGTATATTTACAACAAACTATCTATTTGGTTATAGTTCTAACGGGTCAAGGCCTAGTTCATTGGCTACCATTTTGCATCTAGTTCTAAATGGTTTGCCATGTTGCATCCACTTATCACCTTTTTGCCTATGAAAACTCATATGTATCATTTCATGGGTTAAGGTCGTAATCACGGTGTAGTAATGCCCGCAGCGGGCAGAGGATATAGTAATCGTATGCTCGTAATCATCCCCAGTATCGTATAGATAAGTCCCCATCAACTCAGGGTCACTTGTAACTACAAAATCTATTTCTTCTGGTAACGGCATTTTCCATTTGGTAAATGGATGGCAGCAATAAAGAGAAGAGTAAAGATTCCTAACAATGTCTGGTGATAATTTCATGCTTTTTCCTAAACACGATGTATCTTGCCCCGAAATTCAACTTCATCTTCTCCACAGACTTGTACAAGTTCTGGCTGCAGCAATCGGCCACGGTCAAAAGACAATAAAGCAAACCCAGAACGCCAGTCTTTAGGATTACATTCAGTATAGTCCGTGAATTGGTCGCCATTAGGGTCGGCCAAAGTACCAGTTTGGACTCCATAGCGTGTACCGCCATTGGCTTGAAATGCAGGTGAGTAGTCCGTAACTGGCTGCACGGCTAAAACATGGGTATGCCCTGTAATAATATTGACCCCAGCATTAAGTGAATTGGTACGGCCAGCGGTCCAGCCGCCCTTCCATCTATGCTTAATTACCGTATCGTCATTGACCCAGAAAGACCAGCAAGGTTTCCACAAAGGAAAATGGTCCTTCAAGCTAAACCCTGTAACCCCTTCATACTGACCGATTTGATTAGATAAGAATGTTTCAAAGCGGGCATCGTGATTCCCAAGAGTCCAAATAAGTTCGCCACCACGGTTCGCTTTCTCAATTCCTTCCATGTAAAACTGACAGGCCTCAAGTTCTTCTTTGATAGTAGGAGCTTCAGCCCAAGAAATTCTCGCATGACGACTGGCCGTAGTGCCATCAAAGGCATCGCCATTACATACAATGACTGTAGGCTTAAATTCTTTGATACATTCTAAAAGCGCTTTATATGCGGTAGTCGTATCATCAGGATAGAAATGGGCATCAGAGAAAACAACTACTCTTCCTGATTCAATAGCCCTGCCACGCTGCGCATTATGTCTGGTAGCCTGCGCCCTGACCTGTACTTTTTGTTTTAATTCAGCCATGTTTGGCCGTGGGTATGGGCGTAATTCTGCCGCAAGAACAATTCCACGCCTAAACTCAATGGCCTTTCTGCGCTTAAATACATTCCTGACATCACAACCTAGGACTTTAGCAACTTCTGTACCAGACTTTAACTCATTCCAAATACGGATAAATTCATCTTCAGAACATTTTGCAATTGTCATTATTAGCCTTAGAATGTAAATTACCGTAAATTAAACCATAAATATGTGAAAAAACAATGGCTTATGCTAAAAGAGTTGATGTAAACCAGTCGCAAATAGTAAAACTATTCCGTGAAGGCGGCTGCTCTGTATTTGTGACATCAACCGTTGCAGGCGGATTCCCTGATTTAGTCGTAGGGAAAAATGGCCAGACACACCTAGTAGAGATTAAATCTAAGGTAACGGCAAAATTCACGCCAGCACAAGACCTATTCATATTAAATTGGAAAGGGTCAAAAGTAAAACGAATCAATGGACCAGATGACGCAGCTGCTTTGTTAAGCGAGCTTGATGAATCAATTAGATAGGAGTAAAATGAAGCATGGCTAAATTTACAGGCAAATACACTAGGTCAGGCAGACCATTGTGGCAGTCCGATGATGGGGAATTGTATTCAGAAAAGACAATGACTATCCCGACTAAGCGTAATCCCGATGGAAGTCCCGCAAAAGACACTAAATGGGTAAATGTACCAACTGTATTTGAAGGCGGTAAGATAGTTGACGATGAAGACTTTATCTCAAAGTTCTATAGCAGCAATGATTACTATGACCCAATAGCCAAGAAACCTATTAAAAACTTTTATGACAGCGTAGATTCAGCAGTAGAAGCAGCCAAAGCTAGGTCAGAAAGTCTATTGGATGGCACTAAAAAGCTGATTGGAGAATAAAATGCCATATAAATCCGCAGCCCAAGCAAAACTAATGCGAGCAGTTGCTCACAATAAAGAATTTGCCAAGAAGGTAGATATTCCTCAATCCGTTGCAAAAAAGATGGAAAAAGAGCAAAAAATGGCGGGGACAAAAAGGATAAAAGGATGAGCGAAGTAAACCTAGGCGGAAGACCAAGAAAGTATAAGACTCCAGAAGAGTTCGATGACAAGGTAAATGAGTTTGTAGCCCTATGCGCAGCCAGTACCAAATGCGCCCAAAGACATATATGCCTCATGCGCTTGGCTGGCAAAGTTGGCCTTTGGTGAATATCGAACTTGGAATAGGATATTAGTCACTTCTTCCAAGTACATCTGAACCTGCTTATCCTTGGCCAAATAGTCATCATTGACCTTTAATTTATGCCAATGCTGAGTCCTTGGTGTAAGCATAGACTCCATTGCGGCTGCAAATCGCTCTAGTGCAAGCGCTGCAGTAGCATCAAACATCTTTTCTGTGCGCTTATCTCCTTGAGTCCTATTGGAAATAGCGAACCAATCCTGCCGTGGC